AAGCAGTACCGAGGCCAAGGCCGTTGAAACCATGGCAGAGAAGAAGTTCAAGACCACCATCAACGGCAAGACCATCAAGTTCGGGGCGAAGGGATATTCCATCGCTCCCGGAACGAAGAAAGGCGATTCGTATTGCACCCGGTCTGCCGGGATTCCGAAGTGTAAGTCCAAGACAACCACATGCCCAAACGAGTTGTCTCGCCAAGCATGGGGTTGCGTTGGCAACAAATCGGTCAAGTCTAAGGCCAAGAAATTCAAGAGATTGTAAAATAATCGAAAAATATTTCACTTTTTTTGCTCCGATATTTTGCAGTTTCGGAAACTTGGTATTGCTTTGCACTCACTAACCAACAGCAAAAAAATGGAAACACTAAAAAACATCCTCCTCGCTCAAACTGCCGAATTCAAGGCAACATTCATGGCAAAAACTCAAGAATACGCAGAAAGAGAGTTCACTCGTATCGAAAAAATTGCAAAATGGAATGTCGCTGAATATTGTTCTTATTTTGGTATCACTCCAAGAATTGTGAATCAATATGGAAAAGAATATACATTGTTCCCATTAAGTTTTTACAATTCAAAAGATGCAAAAACTCATTACAACATGGAGAGAAATGCAAAATCTCAAGTTCGCAAAGGTCGTGAAGCATTCATCGCAAAAGAAATTCAGAATGCCGAAACCCACTACATTCAGAGCATCGAGAAATTGGCTTTTCGTGTAGAGGCCAAGAATCTGAATGCTGAGTCAATCCAAGTGACCTCCGGGTTTCAAGGTGTAAACTTCGAATGCACCATCACCGATGGCACAAAGAAAGTGAGAGCATTCACCATCATCGCAGAAGGCGAAATCGTAAGACCTCACTATCGCTACCTTATCAAGTAAATGTTTCACCGGGGAGGAGCAATCCTCCCCATTTTCAAATTTCAAAAATGGCAAAAACGCAAATCAAAATCGACTCCTCCGTTCCATTCGGCACGGAGTTCAGAGCCAAGTCCGGCAACAAGTCCAACATCCCGAATCACTTCGTGGTCATCGGATTCGATTCCGAAGAGTACGAGGCCGAGGAGGTCATCGTGTATGATATAACGGCCAACGATGTCAAGAACATCCCCATGGGATTGACTCCGGCCGGAACATGGGAAATCATCCGAAACACTTATTCATCCCGGATATGAGAGCGAAGTTCGGAATTTTCAAAATCACCGAGACCGGAGCAGACCAACTCTACACGGCACGAGACCGGAGAGGTAGGCCTCTCCTCGTTTACGGAAAGGCAGTTCAAGAAAAAAAATGGATTGAGGAGAACGCAGTTCCAAAACTCAATCTCATCATTCGAAGTATTTAATTTTTTTTATTGCATAGTTTCATTAATCAAAGGAGTCGGGTCTTACCCGACTTTTTTGTTTCGCTTTTTTCATACTTTTGTGAAAACGAAAAAGCCATGCCTCTCAAGAAAGGATACTCCAAGAAGACCATCTCGAAGAACATCTCAACCGAGATGAAAGCCGGGAGGCCACAAAAGCAAGCAGTTGCCATCGCTCTCTCCGTGGCAAAGGAAGCCAAGAAAGCAGCCAAAAAACGCAAGATGTAATGAAGCATATCACCATCGACCGGATTGTTACATTGCTGCTAACGGCAGTCATCGTGCTAATACATCACCATCAAGTTGCAATTGATGACAATCAAGACCAACGAATCGAGCAGTTCTTCCATGAGTTGGATTCGGTTAAGGCATCAATCGGTGACACATCAGCAATGCCGGAAGATTCGGCAACCATTGATTCAATAAACTAAGTCATGCCACGAGAGCCACGAGAGTTCGTTGAGTACACTAAGGTCTCCGTTCAAGTGACTCGTGAATTCCATGACCGATGGCTTGTTGCTTGTGGTCAAGAATTTAAGGCAGCGGACAAACTTCGGCAACTCATGACCGACTTCATCGACAGCCGGGAGGAGCAGAAGAGACAACTCAAGGAAATCATCAGAGAACATCAATGCTGAACGAGGAGACACGAATCATGACATGGCCGATTTACCGGGTCAAACCGAATCCGGAGAATCCTCGCATCATCAAGGATGAGGATTTCAAGAAACTCGTGAAGTCGCTCAAAGACTTCCCGGAGATGGCCGATGTCCGGCCGATTGTCATCAATCAAGACAACATCATCCTCGGAGGCAATATGCGATTCCGAGCAATGAAGGAAGCCGGATGGAAGGAATGCCCGGTCATCCAAGTCGATTGGAGCGATGACAAGCAGCGAGAGTTCATCATCAAGGACAATCTCAGCCATGGCGAATGGGAATGGGATGCACTCGGCAACAATTGGGATGCCGAAGAACTCAAGGAATGGGGAATGAATGTATGGCAGACTGAGGAGGCATCGGTGGAGGAGGAGAGCAGTAATTTCGAGGCTAACTCCGGAAACTCACTCATCATTCAGTTCAATTCAGAGGAGGAAGCGCAGAGAGCGCACTCGCTCATTGCTCAGTCATTATCCGGGTTCGGAATCCCGGCAAAAATCAGTCAACGATAAACAACGAGAATTCACCGACCATGGCGAACCCTCAGAATTTGAAAAAACCTTGGCAGAAAGGCCAATCCGGAAACCCGAATGGGAGGCCGAAATTGCCATCCATGAAGACCATCATGGATTCGGTGCTTGGTGACATTAAGGATGGCAAGAGCGCAGCAGAGGCCATCATGATGGCGATGCGAAACAAGGCAATCAAGGGCGATGTCCGTGCTGCTGAGTTCATCATCGACCGGGCCTATGGTAAGGCCAAGGAGAGCATCGAATTGTCCGGCAGCACCAATGTTGTCATCATGCCGAAACCACCGGGAGAGGAGGAGATAAGCGAGGATTGATTCGTGGCAGTCATCGACATCAGCAATCCACGATTGTGGAACAAGAAGTATCTCGGAGCGATAACCCGGCCGAATATTCACAATCTCCTCTACGGAGGAGCCGGGTCGGGGAAATCGCAAACCATGATTCAGTTCTTCCTCGCTCAGATTCTCGATGATGTCGAGAATCAGCATCAGACATTCGTGGTTCTGCGGAAGGTCGCTGCGACAATCCGGAATTCGGTGTATGGCGATTTCAAAAACAAAATAAGCGAGTGGGGATTGGATGGTCTCGTTCGGTGCTTGGATGGATTGTTCGAGATTCGGTACGGCACGAATCGCATCATCATGATGGGAGTGGACAACCCGGAGAAACTCAAGTCGCTCACTCAAGCGAAATTCATTTGGATGGAGGAGGCCACGGAATTCACGAAGGATGACTACATTCAAATCACTCTCCGACTCCGTGGTGTCAGCAAGCATCCGAAACGATTCTTCCTCACGTTCAACCCGGTCTCGGATTCGCATTGGATAAAGGAGCGATTTTTTGACAATCCTCCGGCATTGGAGCGAGACAAGATACTCATCAGTCACTCGACCTACCGAGACTCGTTGCAGTTCCTCGATGCTGAGTACCCGGTTCGGATGGAGGCACTCAAGGAGATTGACTTCACTTATTGGGATGTCTATGCGAACGGCAATTGGGGAGTTTGGGATAGGGAATCGCTCTATGCTAAAAATTTCGATGAGCAACTCCATGTGGTCAATGGCGAAATCAAGGCTCATCCATCGTTCAACATCCATCTCTCGTTCGACTTCAATGTCACGAACACTTGTGTTGTCGCTCAATACTCCAAGAATCAGCCGGGGCATCAATACTACGCAACCATCAATGTCTTGAAGGTGTATCGCATCGGAGACCTCGGTGACCTCTGCGAGACCATCAAGAGCGATTATCCGGGTCGCAGATTCATCATCAACGGAGACCCGGCCGGAAACTCCCGGAGCGCAACCACACGAGGCAACATCAGCGCATACCAACTCATCGTGAACTACATGAGTCTCCCGGACAATGTCATGGCAATCATGCGCTCTGCACCGAGCCATCTGAACACGAGAATCGTGGACACATTGCTCTTCTCGAAGTGCCGGGTTCAAATCAGCCGGGCCAATTGCCGTGACCTCATCGTGGACTTGAAAGAGGCCAAGGTTGATCGGAGGCTAAGTCTCGACCCATGGAAGACCAAGAATCCGGACAAGTCTCACGCACTCGATTGTTGGCGATATTTTTCTTTCGGAAATTTTTCCGAAATTGCCGGGGAATATAATCTCTCAAAGTTCGATGGTAAATTGTTGCAAGAATAGCTATCGCATCTGCAAATCGTTCGTTGGATGCCCGGAGGAATTACTCGTAAAGATTCCGACCTCATACACCGAGGAGATGGTTGTTGTGCGAATTATGAAGGGAGAAGTCTCGTTCGATTACAATGTTCCGGTTGAGGATGGATTTGCCTCAATCAATTTCACCACATACGGCCCGGATGGATTTATCAACGGATATGGTTCGCCCATTTACGAATTGTTTCTCTACAATCCAACAACGATGTCGATTGTTGATTTGCAACAATCCGGAGACCCGGTAACATCAGTTATTTTTTCGGTGAATGCCGGAGCGCAAAATATCAGTCAATTCACTATCAATTACTAAAATGGAAAAATATGATTATCAGTCAAGTTGTGGCAAGGGTCGGAGAGGATGTTGTATCATCGAACTCCCCCATGATTCAGACCCTAATTTGCCAAGCAGCCATTGCGACAATGAGCGCAATGTTGTCCTACTTCTTCAATTTTCTGATGGAAGACCATCCGGTTGGGCGATGGTATCTCTGCCGATTGCAGAGACTCCCGGTGAACTTGGCGAAACCATTGGGTGAATGCCCATACTGCTCGGCCGGATGGCAATACATGGCAATCTCATTTTTCGGATTTGACTCTCCGTTTCTCTTATGCTTTCTTTTCTTAGGTCTAAATTTTTGGGTGGTTCGAAAACTAATCCCTCCGGCCAAGCCTCTGTTCTGAACACGGCAATGCCGGATGTGCCGAGGTACAATGGCCTCGCACCGAAGGAGCGACATGACCAAATCGAATATGCGTTCACATCCGGAGGCATCCATTACTTTCGATTTTCGGTGGATGTGAACATCCCGTTCCAACGGGCAGTCGCAGCGAGAGACATTCTTACCGAGGAATTGTGGCAAGTGAATCCATCCGTTTTGCAATCGTGGAACGAGGCATTGATTCAACTCGTAATATCTCAGAAAACTCCGGCAGACAAGAAGTTGTACGAGATTGGCATCTTGGCGAATCGACTCAAGGAGCAACTCTCGATGTCATTCTCGTTGGCCCGGACATTCAAATTGGCATCGGTGTTGTACTTCGATGAAGGGGAGAATCCTCTCGATTATCAGTACCCATACAACGAGGTCAAGATGAAACATTGGATGACTCACAACGATGTGCCGGGTTTTTTTTTGAAGTTGCCGGAAACCGAATACATTCCCTCCTTGCGAGAATTGAACAAGAATTCTCCGACCTATTTGGAGGCAGAAACAAGAAAAATGATGAACACAATAAATCATATTACTTCGCATTTATCCATCGAGAGTTTAAGAGGCGATTTAGCGAAATCTATGCGTTCGGAGATGGAGACCCATTCAAGATTAAATGCTTGGTCGAAAAACCAATTTACGAATACTACCTCACCTACTCCACATGGCTGAATGAGTTGAAGAAGGAGAACTCAAGACTCCGGGAGGCAAATCGCAAAATTGGCAAATAATGGGTCGGTCGATGCCGACCTTTTTTCTTTACTTTTGCGAAAACGCAATCGACCATGTTGAATGAGGTCAAAATCAAATATTCAGTCGATGCCTCCGAATTGCAGAAAGCAACGGATGCATTCGACAAGCTAACTGCCGAGGAGAAAGCAGCCAATGCAGAACTCGACAAATTCCAAGAGAATCTCAGAGGCACGGGAGGCGATGGTAAGGCCGGACTCGGCCCGGCAACCAATGAGGCCATCAAATTCGGTGCTGCCATTGGCAAATCGCAATCTCAAGTCAAAGCATTTACTGCATCTCTAAGAGAGGCCGGAACGGCAGCAGTCACGGCCGGGAATAAGGCAGCAGCCGGATTCTCCGGAGTAGAAGCGCAACTCCGGAAAAACCAAGCAGCAGCAGCAGCATTCCAACGGCAACTCGGAACGATTAAGATGCCAACCATGGCTGCTCCGGGAAAAGGTGGTGGAGACATGATTGACCAATTGACCAACATGGTCAGATTGGGAGGTAAGATATTCATCGCAAAGCAGATTTATGATACCACCATCGCCATGGCGAAAATGGGCGCACAAGTCGAATCGCTGAATGCTCAGTTCACTTTTCTAACCGGGTCGAGCGACCAAGCAGCAACGCAGATTGAATCGCTCAAGTCACTCGCAAACAACTTCGGTGTATCGTTCGACACGGCAGCCAATTCATACAAGTCATTCGCCACATCAGCCACGTTGGCCGGGCAATCGCTTGAAGCTACCAATGACCAATTCAAGGCAGTTGTTGTCGCATCACGAGCCATGGGATTGAGTTCAGAACAGATGGATGGCGCATTCCGGGCATTCGAACAATCGCTCAGTAAAGGTGTTTTGCAAGCCGAGGAATTGCGTGGTCAATTGTCAGAGCGCATTCCGGGAGCATTTGCCATGACTGCTCAAGCAGTAGGAGTGACCGAGGCAGAACTCGGCAAAATGATTTCCTCCGGGAATGTCATGGCAAAGGATGTGTTGCCATTATTGGCGATGCAGATGCAGCAGACATTCGGGCCTCAGATGCTCGCCATGACCGACTCTCTCGGCACATCCATGGAGCGATTCTTCAATAAGTTGAAAGGAACTGCTAAAAATGCATCCGGAGTGGTTGGCCCGGTCATTAAGTATGTTTTCGACTCAATAAATTTTTGGGATGACAAAATCGGTGGACTCTATGATAAAGCCACAATGAGTTCGGATAAATACACCGAAAAGCAGAAGAATAACATCAAGGAAAGCATCAAGTACAATGCGGAATTGGAACTCGCTCAAATGCAAGTGCAAATCGCTGCCGAGCGAGGGATTAAGGCCGAAGAGGTCACTCGTGCCGATGCTGCTCGAAGAGCATTGCAAATAACGAATCAATCGTATGATGCGCTCAAGAACGCAGCGACTACATTTGCGAAAACTGACCCACGAGTTCAACAAGAACTCGAATATGCCAACATCAGAAGGAACGTGCTAATGACCGAGGTCAAAAAAGAAAAGGAAGCCGTGGCACTCCGGCAGAAGATTCAAGATGATGCTGCGAAAGGCAATGCAGCCAAGGAAGCGAAAGCAGCCAAGGCCAAGGCAGATGCAGCCGAGAGAGAGCGACTCAAGCGCATCAAGGATGAATTCGATGCCGAGAAAACTCGACTCGATGAACAGCAGAAAATCGCTGAAATCGAACTGAACGCATCCAAGAAGGATGCAGCAACCAAGGCCGTTGAATTGCTCCGCATCGAGGAGAAGTATCTCCAAGACCTCATTGCGCTCCGGGAGAGATATGCAGCGAAAGAGCCGAAGTTGGCGAAGGATTTCATTAAGGGAAAGGCAGTCGAGCAAGCGCAACTCGGAGCAGTTCAAGGAGCGATTCCAACGGCCGGAGTCGATGTTCAAATCAAGCAACTCGGTAAGTTGTCAGCAGCCAACGAGAAAGCATTGGAGGAGCAGTATAAGAGCGAACTCAAGTTGGCCGAATCAAGAGCAACGATTCGTGAATCTGAGATTCAAGCATCCGAAGAAACCGAACTTGAGAAAAAACGATTGTCGGTCGAGAATCAGATTGCCTCCAACGAGGAAATCATGGCAGTCAATGAGCGATTCATGAACGAAGGAAGCGCATCAGCATTGGAGGCGGTCGATACCACCAACAAGGAATTGCTTGCCAAGAATCAAGAATTGCAGAATGAACTCACCGACATTGACAAGGAAGGCAATAAAGAACGAGCGAAACTCGTTGAGGAATATGGGCAGCACGTTGCATCGGTATTCAACGGAGCAATGCAGTTATATCAGCAGAATCTCGCAGTTGAGTTGGAATCATCGCAGAAGCGATATGCCGAGGAAATCCGGTTGGCAGATGGCAACAAGCAAGCCATCATGGCAATCGAGCAGAGGCAGCGAGATGAGGAGCGAGAGATACGGAGAAAGCAGTTCGAAGCGCAGAAATTGCAATCAGTTGCCGAAGTTGTGTTCAGAACTGCTCCAATCATCGCTCAGTACGCAGCCGGAGCGATTACTGCTCCTCTCGCCATTGCTGCCGGGATTGCAGCAGCAGCGCAAATCGGGTTTATTATGGCTCAAAAAACTCCCGAATATGCGGAAGGAACGAAAGGTAAGAAACACCGAGGAGGCCCGGCAATGGTTGGAGAGCGAGGAGTCGAGAAGGTAATCACCGAATCCGGGAAGGTGTACTATACACCACCAACGGCAACTCTTGTTGACCTCCCGAAAGGAGCGCAAGTAATCCCGAACCACGAATTGCGTAAGGAGTTATTCTACGCATCGAACATGAGCAGACCGATGCCCGGCAATACACTTGAGCCATTGGCCTCCGGCATATCCGAAATCGGTGGGATTCTCAAATCGCTCCCCATTCATCAAATCAACATGGATGAGCGAGGATTCGAGAAGTACATCAGAACTGAGCGCAGAAGCACCAAGATATTGAACAATCGATTCCCCAATAAATAATCGCAACGCATGGCATCGTGGAAATTTTTTCTCAATGATATTCAAGTCGAAGAGCCGATTGGTTGGGATGGCATCGAATTCACGGCACAACGCACCGAGGAGCATGGTGTTGACCAACCATTCTCTACCGAGGTCTCATTTTACGGCAAAGGAGCGAAGTTGATTAAATCGTTGTATGATACGCAATTCATCAATGCCCAAATCACCATCAAAATCGTTTCTGATGTTTATGTGAATGGGTTGCCATGGGAATTCAATGGATTCCTCAACATGGCTCTCTATTCAGAATTGAACGTATGCGATACGGATTCGTGGCAAGTATCGGTAGGCATCATCGATGATAATTTCCGGGAGAAATTCAAGAGCCGGATGGATGTCGATGTTGATATTTACGCATCACTTGACTTGGATGGCAATCCAATTGCCGACCCGGTGTTTGATAGCACTCGCTTGCATACTCAAGAGGTTTACTTGGTGGCTTATGGTTCATCTCAAGTGCAGACATATCCGATTGCATCATACGCATCATTATTTTGGCAATCGCCCGGCCCGTGGCGATTGGAAGACTATGCAGCAGCGATTCCGGCCTATTTTTCGAGCAATCCGAATGACTTCAAAGGCCCGTTTGGAACTGCACTTGACCCTCAACAAGTTAAATGGCATCCGACTAAAACTGCTTGCTTTATCAACAATTCCTCGTTCACTCGATATTTTTTTGTTTCAGCAAGAATCAAAGGTGTATTCGGATGGAATCCGAATGTCGGTGTGCCGGGCGATACTGCCAATCTTGAATTGTTGCTTATTCGATTAAGTGCCAACCCAACATCCGGAGCAAATATCAACTATTCTGCGAGCCTTGACCAATCACCATGTGCATCGTTCACGAATCCATCCGGAAACTATACTGCATACGATATGTCCGGTTCAACCGAAGATACTCCGTTTCCGGTTATCGGATTGCTGCCGGGTGAAATTATTCAAGTATTGGTTTCGTGGGGATATGGTTGCAGTATATCTCCGGCATTCAATCCTCCATCGGGAATCGGTAGGGAGTTGAATGTATGGGTAGATGAATGTTGCTTGACAATCACCGAGAAAAATGGTGCAGAATATGCCTCATTTGCCGAGACCATGAGAGCCGAGAACTTCCTCAAGCGATTAGTCAACATAATCACCGGGAATGCCAATGCATTCGTTTCTGATGCTTTCTCGTATGCGAATAATGGTTGTTATTGGAATTATGCATTGACCAATGGTCTCAAGATTCGACAAGCCAAAACCACGATTGGAACGGCCATAAATTGCGACCCGAATGCCGTGTTGTCAACCACGAATTTCAAGGTATCATTCAAGCAAGTATTCAATGGATTATCGAACATCTTCTGCCTCGGTTGGACATTTGAGAAAATCAATGGAGCATGGAAGGTTCGAGTCGAACCCGTTGAATACTTCTACCAAAACAACATTGAATTTACTGCGCTGAATGTTGGCGAAGTAAGGCAATCAGCCAAGGTGGAAGACCTCGCCAATCAATTCAAAATTGGTTATGATGACACATGGAAGAACATACAAGCAGCCGGATTATGGGCGATTCATACCGACCGGAATTATTACGTTGATAATCGGGCGATGGCGCAAGGCACAACCAAGAAAGTTGAATTACTTTCCGGCATTATTGCTGAAGGTTATGCCATTGAATTCTCTCGGAGGATGTACTTCTTTCAAGATGACTCCGGTTCATCCGACCGACCAAACGATTACGAGTTGTTCATCATTTGGCTGAATCGAAATTCATTGGCAATAAATGACATTCAGAACTCCGAATATCGATTGCCTCCAAATTACAATGAGAACGGATTGGTGACCATTCCGCAAGGTGATGCATCGATGAGTTCAAATCGCATCAACCAATCGAACAGCGAGGTCGGTGCATTGTACAACATCAACATCAGTCCGGCCCGGAATGCACTCCGGTGGTGGAAGGTTCTCGGAATGCATACCTACGGCCTCGCTGCTCCGAAATTAAAATTCCAAACCGGGCAGTATCAAATCCAATATAGCAGCTACATCTCCGATATAGTTGAGCCGTGCCAAGAATATGCGATTGGCGAACTCATTGCCGAAAACATGGACATTGACCCGGAATTCATGAGAGATGAAAGCAAGGTGTATCTATTCAAGCCGATTCAAATTGATTTTGATTATCCACAATCTCTTTGCGATTTCATAAATTTGGCAGACAATGTGCCGTATGGCCGTGTCCGATTAAAGAGTGGAAGTCTTGATGTCACCGGATGGATTGAATCCATCGCAAACAAGCCGGAGGATGACAATGGAGGCACAACTTCATTCATTCTCTTGGCAGCTAATAAAACGGAAGAGCCAACTCCTCCTCCGGGAATCGGGCCTTACAACGATGCTTACAACGATGCTTATCTATAAATAAAAATATTATGGCAAGTAAAAATAGAACTCAATTAAAAAATCAGTCGGACAACACATTTCAAGATGCTCCTCCGGCCAATATCACACCACCGAATCATCGCACATTCAATGATGACTTCATTGATTCGGCAGCTAATTTGAAATCAACCAATATTTTTGAGGATGAAAACACATTTGAACAAACTGCTTTTTTTGACAACCCCGGAGGAACGGCCATCGAAGTTTCCGATGGAGATGTAAATATTTTCGGAAGTGGTAATCTCACAAATCAAAATGGCAATATAACGGCAACCAACGGAGAGGTCTCCGGAGCAACCGGAATTTTCGATGTGCTTAAGCACAAAATCGACCCGAATCCGTATGATATTCCGGTCAGCCAAGAAATTGATTTGACCAACTTGGATGGCAACATTATCACGATTGCCAATTCGGCAAATAGACTTTTATCGGCATTCACCGGGGGGATTCCGGGAATTATTTTTTACGCAACTTTTTCAAATTATACTGAAATAAATCCGAACGGAGCATATTTGCCATTGGTAATGAACATTGGTGATGTTGCCATTTTTCAATTCACTCAACCCGATGAAGTAAAATGTCTTGGAATACGCAGAGCAGATGCACAAGAATATTTTGTTTTAGCGGACTTGTCAGCATATACTAATTTATTGACAAATGAATTGTTCCAACGTGGAGCAGAGTATGTTGTTCAAAATGCGTATGAATATCCCACCGATAAGTTTTGGGAGGTAAAGGTAAAAGCAGTAACAAATGCAGCGATTGAGCAAACTGCATACATTCGCAGCAATGGTTCGTGGATTCCGGTTTTGATTGAAAACGTAAATTTGTCAAGTGGGTCTCTACCGATAAGAGGGGCAACTAATTTCGAAGACTTACGCACTCTTGCTGATGTTTACTTGAATGATACTGAACCACAATGGAAGTTTGGCGCAAGTGTTTTCGTTGATGATGTGGCCGACTTGACAACTAATGGTTCATTTTCAACAAGAATGTTTATTGATGAAACAAATAATCCGGTAAAACTGAATATTCTTAACATCAAGCAATCCGCAAAATCTTTTTTTGGAAGAATCGAATACTCTACGATTGATGCAACCGATAAATTTTTTGCACATCACGGAAGGTATTTTAATAGTTGGGGAAACAATGCTGCTTATGAGCAAGGATTTACAGCCTTAAATTTACAAACATTCAATCAAATACAAGGTAATGACATCGGAAACATTGCTATTAATGATGCATTTTATTCAGTTGTAAATGATTTAGTAACAATAAACGCATCCGTTACATTTGATGCAAAATTCAATCTCGGAGTTGCCGGGCAAGAATGTTTTCTTTACTTTCCGTTGCCGTTTCTCAATTATAGTGAACTTGGATGTGGGCATGGTGCATTGCGATTTGAGGCCATCGGTAATCATGAAAACATTGGGGCGATAGTTGCTCCGATAGATGGCGAATGGTGTCTTGTGTCTGCAAAGTGGAACAATTCAATTAATACAGAGACAACCATAACCATAAGTTTTTCATTTACTTATCTAACACACAATTGATGGCAACGATGAATCCGTTTTATCGATTCGAAGATTCGATTGAAGTTTCTTCGATGGGTCAAGGAGCGAAAACAATTTCATTCGCCACATATTTGATTTACCAAGATATTACTGCGACATTATATCTTGGCAATACGATTGAGTACATGGTGAATTCCATCAATCAAATATTATTGACATATAATTCCACATATCAATCAAATTTTATATGTGAGTTTGTGCCTTTCCCAACTCCGGCAGCATATCCGGAGAATGCTCAAGTGTACGTTTACGATACCAATATTGTCAAGGTATTCCCATTACTTCGGATTTCGATTGTCTGCGAACGCAATTCGGCAAAAAATATAATTGGATATAAGCCATCGTTTGTCGGTTATCTCAATGACAACTTTTCGTATTCTCCGGCATTATTTCCCGGAGAGATGGATGCGTACAATGCGCTCGTTGATTATACGAATACCGGGTCATTGCTATTTCCGAAAGCATACAAGTTCGACTCGGCAACCGGAATCGCAACATCATCGGTCGCAAGATTTAAGGATTGCAAATTCAGTTCATCATTGGGAGTTGCTGTTCGAGTTAATGCCGACATTGACCCTCGTGGCAATCGCCCGGTGATTAAGCAGAGCGCACTCGATGCCGATGGCAAGTACATCGTTGCATTGTTTGATTTGATGATTGCAAGTTCACAAAAGGTTGGTGCAACATGGAGTTCATTAATCGCAGAACCGGATGCATGGGTTCTGCCAAATGGATTTTCCATGAGCAAAATCATTGATACCGGAGGCAACAATCGAATTCAAGTTGATGTGTTCAAATCCGGTGGAGTTGGATTCTCGCTCATTATGCGAGAGGATGATGGATTTCTTTTTCAGCGATTTTTCGCACCGAATTATTCTCCTTATGACATTTTGGATGATTACGCAAGTTCGGTGTTGCTACCATATGAGACCACATCTAATGACAAGAAGTATGGAAACATCTTCTATGATTTCGAATTTTGCGAATTCCCGATATGCACATACCCACCGAAGGAATCGTACTTAATGCCAATTAAGACCGGGGATGAATTCAAGTTCAATGTGCATCCATATCTCGGCAATGTCATTACCAAGCCATCGGTTGATGTTGGATTATTCGATTCCAATTTCAATTTGGTTCAGAAGGTCGGAAATTCAGCAATGCGAACGAAGTTGGCATGGAGGATGACCGAGTTCTATACTTACCAAAATATTCCGGGAGCGCAAAAAGGAGTTCCGCAAACATTGTTCATCACTACTCCGGGAGGCTCTGACCTCCTAAGTGCCGATTATAGTTACTTTGCCGATTTGCCGGGCAACAATTTGCAAATTCAGACCATCGACATTCTGAACGCATGGAATGCCAATGTATCAATTGGCACTATTTGCTTTCAATCAATTGATGACCCAATTTATGCATACGAGGTCACATGGGAGTTGCCGGAAACATTTTCGACCGGATATGAAATAGGAGCAACCGGATGGACTGATGTATCTCCATATCCATTCGTGAATACAATTTATCAAACAACATCCGTTTCAATTTATCAATTTCAATCGGATGCATTGATTCCATCAGTCGCTCCCGGATGTTATCGTTTCGGCCTCTATAAATTAGAGTATGGATATGATGGTTTGAAGACAACGTGGCAACCACAAACAATTTCAGCCGGAACAAATTATGTTTTTGCCTTATGTGGGCCAACCGGAGTTGCTGAATTCACATGGGCGATTCCAAATTCAATTAGTTCGTGGACTGAATTGTGCGAGTGGATAAAGGACAATATGCTTTTTGGCGATGTGACCATCAACCCATCAACGGATGAGTTGACAATTTCGATTTGTCCTTATGTTGCATTGTTGAATTGGACAATTCAGTTGGGAACGTATGATTACAATGTCGGTACATTGTCTCCATTTACACCATATCAGATTGATTCGGTTGATTGTGGCGATTCTCCCGTGAATGAGATTTATGCGTTCTCGAACATTCTGAATCTCGACAACTCCGACTGCTTTTCGAACATCATTCAGTTTTGGACTGAATCAAATTCCATTGCGGAAGGTTTCGAATACTTCGATGGATGGTATCAACAAGTAAGACTCGGAATCAATGGTGGAGGCGAGAAGCCTAAACTCACCGAATCGATATATCGCCAATCCAACGGAGTTCACAAAAGACCCCAATCCAAACAAGATTTATCTTTAGATTTGCATACGGATTTTCTCGACTTGGAAACACAACTCGCACTTGTCGATGCTACACGGCATGAGCAGTTCGTTTGGAATGGTCGAAATATATTCGTAACCGGAGACATTGATGTTGCCACCATTCAAGACTTCTCCAATCAATCATCATTTGAGGACTTGGCGCAAGTCAAATTCTCGGCACTCGTTCAAGGCTTTCAGCCGAAAAACAGCACTTGCATTAATTGCTAAATACTTAATAATATGTCAATTTATTCATTAACGTGTCCGGATGTTGGGTGTTATACCAACTACCAATGCGACCCCGAATTTCTAAATAAAGTAATTGCCGTTGCTTACGTTAAAAAAACGGCCGGATTTACAATATTCAACCAATCAGCATCTCAGTTGAGAGTCGATTTTCTTCAATTGTTGGCTGATGGAGATGCATACATTGTCTTCAACACATCCGGAGAAAAACCAAGACCCGACACGCAAACAACTGCCGGGCGAGGAATGCAGACAACTAAGGCTCTTGCAAAAACTCATACCCTAAATTACTCTGATATGCAAGGAGTAGTAAAGGAAAACATCGAGTGGTACAATAACATCCTCTCTGCCTCGCAGAATTATGATTTTTATTATTTCACGCCCGGCCGTGTGTGGGATGCCTCCGGAAATTATGTGACCATTATCGGTGACCCGGTTATCGGTGCTGACCTCAACACCTATCAAACTGCCGAAGTATCGGTAACGTGGGTGAGTAAAATGAACCCATTGCCTTATGCGATGGATACCGATTCGTTTCTCGAAGGTTTGTACTATGTGATTAGCGCAACATCAACGTGGGCGAGTTTTAATTGGGTGACCAATGATTGCTCGAACTTTTCTCCCGATTTGACTGCAACACCGAATGTGTCCGGAATTACGTTGGGAACGCAACTATGGGCATTCGGTAGTGGAGTTACTCCAATCGTTGGTGAACCGGGTTCATTCTCGATTGATAATTGGGTAGATTACACCGGAACACCATCCGGAGATACCCCAACAATTACCATTGATGCCAACACCGGAGCAGTAAACGTAATCCCCGGAGGAGTGGTTGAATCAAATGGAAGTGGTTCATTCTCGGTTATTGTTAAGAGTCAATCCGGATGCGTGATTGGTTCTCAAGAAATCAACTTGGTTGTGGCCGGATGTACGGGTTAATTCGTAAAAATTAGGTTTTTTCAATGATGGAGCAAGTTGTCGGGGAAATTATCAAAGCACTCATGGATGATGAAATCCGTGGAGGCAAATCTGAATATATTCGGGAGGCCCGGTGGAAGGCCGAGCAACTCGAATGGCACTTCGAGGATAAATACCCCGACAAACTACTCCATGCTCAACATCCATCTGAGGAGGGATGGATGAAGGAATACCGGAGGCATCGTTGGCAACCAACAACGAAGACCTTAACCGGGCGAGTTTACAACTTCCTCCAAAAAATCCAACAAGCGGATGACTTCAAAATCCGGTGGGAAACCGACTACACCAAGACCGGAATCGCAGAGCGAGTTGGCAATGTTGATAATACGTTAAAAACGTATGTGACTTCCGGGATGCCACGAATCCCAAACCTTGAGACATGGACATTCAATCTATTCCTCAAGACATATCTGCAAGATGCGAACTCCATTGTGGTGGTTCTGCCTCGATTCGATGAGTTCGTGGAGAATCCTCGTGAAACTCCGACTCTCGATTTCTCACGGCCATATCCACAAATCATTGAGACCGAGGATTTGATTTATGAGGAGGAAGAATGGGTGCTTTTCGAGGTCGAAGAATGGAAGGATGCCAACGGCCACGAATGGTGTCAGTACATGGCAGTCACAAAGTTCGGATTGCTGCTTTTCCGACAATACAAGGAGATTCGTGAAATCGACCCGTTCGAGGTCTATTTCATCGCATTCGATTTTCCTCGACTCCCGGTGATTAAGACCGGGAATGTGATATACGAGGAGGAGGAAGGTCATCTCCTTTATGATTCGGTTCTTGCTCCGTGTCTTCCGGCATGGAACGAGGTCTTGTATCGAACCGATGACTTGAACATCTTATATGCAGTTCATGCGCTGCCTCAGAAGTGGGCATTGAAGTTGAGTCCGTGTAAGACTTGCAACGGCACGGGAGAGTCATACAATGCCAAGCATGAGAAAGTCTCTTGTGGCAAATGTAGTGGGTCGGGGAGAGCATCCACGAGTCCGTTCGGACTTCTCGAAATCAACATCGACCGGGTCTCCGCAATCAACCCGAATCCAACGATTCCACCGATTCCTCCGGCCGGATACATCGAGAGACCGACCGATTCGGTCAAGTTATTTCAAGATGACATCATGAACAAGGAATTCCAAGGACTCAAGGCCATCGGTCTCGAAATCCTTGGTCAGATTCCCGGCAATCAATCCGGCATCTCAAAAGAATATGACCGGAAGGAATTGAACACATTTTGTTTCTCGGTATGCGTTCATCTCGTTGATGTTTACGAGCGAGTATGTTTCCACATCATGGGTCAGCGATACAAGTCGCTTTTCGACTCCGGGTTGATGAATGAAGAGAAGGTGATGAATGCTTTGCCGAAGGTGACCATTCCGACCGACTTCGATGTGCTGACATCAGCAGCAATCTCAATGATGCTCTCAGAGGCCCGTAAATCATCGTACAATCCCATCATCGTTCACGGATTGGAATCAGACTATGTCGAGAAATTGTATGGCGAGAATTCGCCTCAAAAGTATTTCTTGAAAGTCAACAATGCGCTTGACCCATTACCATTCAAAACCACCGATGAGAAGGTGATGCTCGTGGCGCAAGGAGGATGCACAAAGCGAGATTTCGTATTGTCGGTGAATCTGACCTCATTCATCATGCAACTCAGCGAGGGAGACCCGATGTGGCTCAAGAAGAATCTCGAAGAGCAACGCATGGATGTCGATGCGTTGGCAGATGCGAAGTTGGCCGAAATCAACTCCGGCCTCGTGCCATTGATGCCGGAAGGATAATTCCTCTCATTGGATAGTCTCCAATGACCAATGCCCACCGGAGTTGTGGGCATTTCTTTTTTCAATACTTTGACACCGAAAAAAACTCTCCCTCTGCCGGGAGAAACGCATTGAGCCGATTGGCCGTGCCTCCGTTGGCCGACTTCTGCGTGATGGTTTGCTCCGTGGTGAATTTGGTGGCGAATTTCCCGGTGTGATGGGTCAATTGGAAGAATAGCAATTGCCGGGTGAGCATCAGATTCACGATGAGAAAGAAAGGCACTTGATGCAGTTCGCTCAACTTGGCTGCATGGTCGAGTTTGTGGTACGAAATCAAATATCCACCGGAGTTCTTGATGTAGTCGAGAGTTAGCGGAACTTTCCCGGCATACTCCCTCGACTTGACCTCTGCCATTCCGACCAATGTCGCACGGCCATCTACCTCTCTGCCGATAAATAGGTCGGCCTTGTTATGCTCTCCCGATGTACGCAACACGATGAATCCTCGTGCCTCAAGGATGCGTTGAACCCTCGCCTCTGCCTCCATGAAGCGAGGAACATTATCATATAAGTATTCCATTTTTGAGTTTGTAAATCTGCGAAAAATAGCAATGAAATCGCAGAATGACAAATGATTCATAAGTTGTAAATTTGACCCCATGGCTGACCCATTGGATGCGCTGACTCCGAAACAACGAGCAATCATCAAGCAATTGGGAGACCTTGAGGTCTCGCTTGAGAATGGCATGGCCGGGTCATTGCCGAAGGTCTTCGCAACTCTCTCCCGTGATGTGCAGAGAGTAGCTGCCAATCTCTCGCTCGACCCGAATGACCGAGCCAAGACATTGCGAGAACTCATCGGTCTTAAACGCAAGATTGGTGACCTCGTGGTGAGCAACCCGGAATACCAACGAGAGGTCTTGAAGTTGACAAGCGAGTTCAAGACAATCAAGAATCTGACCGACCAATTCATCGGTTCGACCATGGATGAGTTCGTGCCGACCCGGAAGTTGTACGATGCAATTCTGCAATCAAACATCGCCATCACTAAGGATGCACTCCTCGGTGGTGGAATCGTTGACAACTTCGGCAATGCGATTCAAGAAGTTCTCAAGGCCAACATTGCCGGAGTCTCCGACCGGGCAACTCTCATGGAGACCTTGGCGAAGTTTATTGAAGGCACTCCGCAACGAAAAGCATATCTCGAAAACTACATCAAGCAGACCACCAATGACTCGCTCATGGTCTTCAACCGGGAATATTTGCAGACCATCTCCGAAGACCTTGGAATGAGGCACTATCTCTACCAAGGAACAATCATCGGAGACACGAGGCAGTTCTGCCAATCGAGAGCCGGGAAGTATTTCACCAAGGAAGAGGTCGAGAAATGGGTTTCTCTCGATTGGGATGGTAAGATGTCCGGGACAAACTCGACCACGATTTTCTCGTATGCCGGAGGATACAATTGCCGACATAAGTTGTGGCCGATTTCAGAGGAGCAGTACAACCGAGGCAAAGGAATTGTTGCACCGAAACCGACTCCTCCTCCGGTGGTTGCTCCACCACCATCGATTCCTCCGCAGATGACCGCACCTCCGGTTCTACCGAAGCCACCCAAGCCACCGAAAGCACCGCAAGGATTTTATGGTGACATCAGCAAGTTGCCAAATGATGTCAAAGGACTAAAACGATACTTAAACGATGTTGTGGCCAAGAACATCGGATTCCAATCATTCGATGACATCGTGGTTGCAAGAGACTTACCAATCGATATGATGAAGGAACAAGTCGGTACGCTTGACCGATTAGCATCGACATATAAGGTTGCCGCAAATAATAGCTTGCAAATTAGACCAACATTATTATTCAGAAGCCAATCGGGAAAGAATGGATTTTATGGTCAAGTTCGCAGATTTGGCAATCCTACAAATGGAAATACTCGATACCGGGAAATCAATGTTGGGCATGAGATTGACCCGGATAGATTGCTGAGAAATATGAGTTCAACAAATCTCAATCAGCCAAAATCACTTGTTGACAATGTCAATGAACGAATTGTGACTGCGGTGCATGAATTTGCTCATGTCATTACATCATCTTATGAATACAAGAGGAATTCAGACAAGTCTCTGAATGAATTTTGGGATGCCATGACAAATTTATATTCAGATTATAAAAAGGATATGCCAAAAATGTATCAACGAATAATTGATACCGGAGACAAGTATGGATTCTTTTCAAAGCAATTCGACAAGGCAGTTGCAACCTATCGCCAAGAATATCTCGGTGACTATTCAACCACCGAAGTCGATGAATTTTTCGCAGAGGCATTCGCCAACTTCAATCTGAATTCCCGGCCATCTAAATGGGCGATGGAGGTCAAAAAATTAGTCAACAAATATTTTCTCAAGTAAAAAATGGAAGCAAAAGATTTACCATGTGGAACTTGTAAGCACTATCGATTTTTCAAGAAAATCAATTGCGAGGCATTCCCGGATGGAATACCGGAGGACATCATCCTTGGCACTAATCGGCACACCGAGATGATTCCGAGACAAGCAAATGACTTCGTTTATACACCGATGCCATGGGTTGCAGACCCATCGATTCCGCAACCATTCATTGACCCTCGGAAATTGGAATCTGACTAAATCAGATTCTTGTTCTGAACCCATGCATGATGCTCTTCGGAATACACGAGGAGACCATGGCGAACGAGGACATCATGTTTCCATTTCCAATTGCTCCTCCGCTCTCTGCGATTGTATGAGGCATTCCCGAAGTTGATTATGAGGATGTTCTTCTCCTCATTGAATCGAACTGCTGCTCCCAAATTGGTGAATCCATCGCCTCTCCAATTCTTGAGGTCGAATTTGCCTTTCCCGAAAGCAGATGACCAAACATGGATTGTTTCTAATCCATCGAAATCAACCTTTTCAACCCGGTCAACCGGGAAGGTCAAATAAATATCTTGAGACTTCTTGATTGATGCCTTGGCCTTACGGACTGCATCCGGATTCGGATTGTCCATGGCGATTGCCTTATTAACACAAGACCATCCGTATGGTGCGTTTTTGTAAAAGACCGGAGAAGTGAGGACTTCTTCGCAGAGGGAGCAATGGCAGAGACTCATATTGATTCAATTGGTTAGTGAGTGCGAAGGAACACTAACTTTTCGAATCTGCAAAATATGATGCAAAAAAAGTTCTAAATTTTTGCAAGTTGGAAATGCATTCCATCCTTGCGCTGCCAAACTCCTCCCCAATCGAACCCGGCATCGGTGAAGCATTTCACGAATCCCGAAGAGAGAGTCGGTTCTTTTCCGAGTCCATTCGAGAAGGCATTGACATCGACTGCGACTCCCCATGAGTGCAGCGACATCGCATTGCCTCCCCGGATTTTCCGGATATTGAAGCAACCATCCCATGTCTTGAGTTCAGCCACGAATCCCCGGTTGATGAGATTCCCGAATGCGATGCTCAGAGGTATCACCATATCCTTGTTGCAGTAGATTCGTTTCGGGATGAATCCTATCTCAAGCGATGCCGGAACATCCCACAATGTCATGCATGGATTCGCTGCATCCGGTGCGCCATACTTGGCAAAACAATCTCGTGAAGTGACCATAAATTGGAGAATTTATGAATGCAATTTGCCGATATTTTTGTGCAATATTTTACGAAATTAATGAAAGACACGATATATCACTTTCTTGCTGACATCCCGGCCTATGCCGTGGTTGCATGGGTGCAATTGGCAGAAGTAATTCCTCCCGATATGGGTGACCTCGAATCGTTCCTCCTCCATTATGGATGGATGTTGCTCCTTGCAGTACGATTGCTGAATGCGTTCATTGACCTCTATAAGAGAGCCAAGCAGCACGATTTCACCATCGTTGATGGAGAGCAGACCAAAAAGGTCGGAGTGCTGAAATCGATTATGTGGGAGTTGAAGAACATTCTGAAATGAACAAGAATATCGAGCGATTTATCATGGCTCTGATTGCCATTTCCATTGGAGTCAACTTCTATTTCGACAAGAAAGGATTCGAACGTGATGTCGAGGCAGCGCAGAAACTCGAACAATTTAACCATGGATTGTTGCTCAAAAACATATATCTCGAAACTCGAATCGACTCGCTCAAGGAAGCCAATGCCAAAATCGTACAAGCGACAATCTACATTGATTCGTGTCAAGCATCCAAGGTTCAGAAAGCAGACCGAGCCGAACGAAGAGGTCGGTTCGTGGGAGGAATACTCCGGGGATTGATTCCCGGAATATGAATTCCGAAAGGCAGTACAACAAGAGGATGCAAGTCTATGCCTACACGGCAGTCACGGCCATTCTCATTGCGCTGCTCCTCGGTGTTGGATGGTTGTATAAGTTCAACCGAGTGCAATCGAGCGACAACATCCTCCTATTTATTCTCGCGCAAGTTCTTGGAGTTTGGGTCGGATTATCAAATAAGATTTTCCGAATTCTCAATGCCAACGTGAAAGAAGATTCAAATTCTTAACTTTGCGAAAAATCGCCATGAATTGCCTCACGAATTACGTTGGTCTCCTCTCGTGCGTAGGGAGCGAGCCGATTTCCGGTCTTTACATCAATGACTATCCCGGAATGGGAATGGAGTTGCTTGAATCAATCAGCACTCCGGAGCAAGCATCCTATGCCGGATTTTGGGCATCAACTCAGAGAGCAGCATACCAACGATTCCGGATGGATATTCAGAAGGTTCTTTTCTCGGTGGCCGAGGCCCGACTCGACCAAGTGCTTTTCCGGACTTCCAAGCAGTATGTGCAGCAATGGTCGCAGATTACTCCTCTCCCGGCATCGGCCGAATATCGTGGAGTCTTCGTTTCGGTGGAAGGTTCAAAGTATCTCGGCCTCCGCATCCGGCAGTTGTACATCTATAATGCCGGAGCGAATCCGGTGACCGGAGTGCCGTTCTCGATTTTCCAAACTCAAGATGGTTCGGTGATTTACTCAGACACGATAGACCTCAATCCGGGAATGAACTATGTGCCAATCAACGAGACATTTGTGAGCGACTTCGACAAAATCAACATCATGGTTGCATTGGATTGCACGAACGTGGACACATTGGTCGGTTCATTCATGGATTATGGTTGGGAGCAATTCGACATGGAATGTGGCAACCGATTCTCATGGATAATGAACAACGGATGGAGCATCTTCCCGGTAACTGCTCCGTTGAATTATGGCCTCGGAATCGATTACTCACAAGATTCAACGCAGACCGGAGTTTATATCGATGCAGA